GTCAACCCAGGTTCCACCCTTATTCCGTGCCTGCCATTTGAAAAGTGCACTTTCAGTAGCACCGCTCGACTTCACTGCACAGGTAAGTCCGAACTCAAATTCGATGACCGCCCCCAGGGCTGGGGGCTTAACAGCAACCTCTTCCACCGCTTCATAATCACCACCGGTAGTGGTCTTCTCTGCACCCCATTGCACCCCGTCCGAGGTCAACTTGCCCCGGGCAAAAGGGTGCTCAATGTGTTCTATCACCGCTCGTCCCATAGTTTGTCTCCTTCCAGCAGGGCTGGGGCAGTAAACCCCAGCCCCCTCTTTATTGCAGAATCCGAAGTACCTAGGCCGTGCTATCAGGCCGGCTGTTCAAGAAGAACATGACCCTGGTCGCGTTAAGAGCCACGCCAATAACCGTATTAGCATCCCCACCAGTAGAGGGCGCAGTCTGGGTAATCTTCCCATTATCCGAACCCTCAGCAACATAGGCGTAGCCGCCGGCTGTAGCTCCGGAGTAACCGCCAACCACCGGATTAGCCGAGACCGGAACCTCCTCGCCATTCTTACCATCGGCCAGAGCCACAAGTCTACCTTGGATTACTGAACCAGTGGTAGCCAGTGCTCTCTTCCAGCCGCTGCTATAACCCAGCACATCACCTCTCTTGCAGTCCTCAGCCAGTGTCACCTTCTCCGGTTCGGTCCCCCGGCCTGAATCTAGAATAACTCTTCCTGTTCCTGGGTCTGAAAAAGCCATGCTAAACCTCCCACATTTGATTTAACTGAGTTGAGACCCCAATCTGTTTAGTCCTGGACTCCAATCAGGGCTGCCGCCTTCACCGAGCTAAAAAGGGCTAGCGACACATACCACTTTATCCTGGTCCGGGTGGCATCCTTGGTCTCAAGTGAACCGATAGGCTCTACAGTAATATGACCCGGTGCCGTCAAGCCACAGAGTGCCCCTTCACCAAGCTGAACGGCATAGATTGTGGAACAACTGCCGCCTGTGATGGCTGTTTCCACGCTACCGGCGACCACGTGGGTATCCAGTATCCAGTCATTAACCCCAATCGGGATACCATCCCAGAACTGGACGAAATTACCCCATTTGTCACGGTCAGTCTCCATCATGCTACCCACCGCCCTGACCAAAGCGCTAATCTTACGCCTTGACCTCCGGCTCATAAGCAGCATGTCCGGCTTGCCGCCCTTTACCGCATCAATAACCTCATCAAGCATAGATAAAGTCAGTGTGGCCCCGGTTGCCCCGGTGGCAATAACCTGGGCACCGGCAGTAGCGGTATCAATGAGTTTTTTCAACCCATCAAACTGCTTGGCATTGGTTGCCGAGTCACCGTAGACAAATATCTCATCAAACTTTTCTCTCAGCGCCTTGGCTTTGAGTTCCACCACCGCCGCCTCCAGGTCCTGAAGACTGGAGCGCGTCGCTTTAAGAAAGTTGTCGACATCCGCATCACCACCCATAATCTTCAGATTTGCCGTTTTCTGCTCAAAGGTTGGAGTCGACTCCGCCCAGGTGTCGCCGACGTCATAGAAATCGATGCTGGGCAGGGTCTTCTCCTGATTATAGGTCAAGCCATTACCCGCAATTTCAATGAAGGGCATTCTCTGCAACATGGGCGAGTCCTTAATGATAGTCTCCACCACTCCTTGAAGCAGAATATCATTGGATAGTTTATTTGCTTCAGCTAATGTTAGTGCCATTTACCTCTTTCCTCCTATTGCATACTGGATTTTCTCTCGCGGGGACAGAGCTGATAGGTCGACGGGAGTCCTCTCGGGAGCCCCGGCCGGGACCTTAGCCGATGCCATTTCAGCCTCCAGCCCTTGCCTCACCCTGCCCACAATTACCCTGGCTCTCTCCAGAGCTGAATTGATTTCCTCGATAGTCTCTCCGACTACTAGCTCATCAAGCACCCCCGGGGTCGATTTGATTATTAACTGCTTGTAGTTTGATACTGCCTGGGCTAAGTTTCTGCCTGACTCGGCTACGACCTGCTCCAGCTCAGAGATTCGAGCATTAGCTTTATCTAGCTGCTCCTCCCGCTGTGCCAGCAGGTCTTCGAGCTCAATAGCCCTGGAGCCGGCCTGCTCCAACTCCTCCCCGACGTTATCCCCGTCGGGCTCATCTTCCATCGCCTCCAGAATCACTGACTCCTGGGACAAATTCTCATCAAGCAAGCGAAGCACCTCCTTGAAATTATTCCTCAACGCCCTCTCCCTGGAGCTCCGCAGTCCGCTCTCTCGCTGCATTCCTGGTAGATTTGGCGTTAAAGTCTCTATTCATCCTGAGAATCATCTCTCTCTCCTCAAGCCATTTATTGAATTCGGCTTCTGGCTCCTCAACTCCAAGCTCGTTCATAGCCCGGCGCCTTGAATGAATACCACTCTGAACCATTGCCTGCTCATTGGTAACGTGCCTGGCCACATCCTGAGGTAAGACCGGACCCCACACTACCCGCAAACGGTTATTACCAAAGCTCTTACCCTGGTACCTTTCCAGTAGCCTGAGAATCATGCGGTTTCTCTGGTTATAGACTGCACTCCTGATAGTCCGCTTACGCTTCACCTTCTGCAACAGTGGATGAAGCTCAATCTCCAAGGCCACCCCGGACAGGTCCCTTTCTGTACCACCAAAGGCGGCTCGAGGTGATTCCGATATATCGTGCAAGCTCCGGTACAGCAGATTGATGTAATCTATGTGTAGCCTGACTCCCCCACCCTGCAACAGGTCAAGCAGGTAGGCTTTAGCATCCTCCGGCACATTCCACACTGCCCCCGGTCTGACCGCGATATCCTCTGACTCCTCCACGTTCTCCAGGACAGCGATTGGATTTCCCGATAGCTCCAGTATCCTCGATAGCTGGCTCATCGCCCGGTTAAGCTCTCTCTGCCCCTCCATAATCTGCGACAGGTCAGATATACCCCAGAACTTCTTGGGCTCACGGAGGTTAGAATAAATAACGAATGGAATAAAGCCATAGGGATTAGGTTTCTTCTCTATTAAGTCACTGTCCTGGTAGAGCTCAAAGTCTGAGTCAGTCCATAGTTCAACAATGGTGACTGCTTTGCCCGCCGGTTTGACCCCGTAGAGTACCTCCGCCTCCTCAGCCGATAGGCTGTACTTCGAGGCTACCTTCCACAGCCGCGAGGTGTTGTCTCCCAGCCACCAGGCATAAACACCCTGAATGTCTGGTGCCGTAACCCTCACCTGCTTCGCCAGGCCATCCCAGATGACCTTATAGCAGGCATCGCCAAGGATGGCACAATCAATCTCAGTCTCAAAATCGAGCTGCTCCAGATTGTTGTCCCCGTATACCTGGTATAAGGCCCGCTCCGCATCCTGGGCTTTTCCTCTTGCTTCGTCTGAGTCTTCAAGCGCATCGACGGCAAAATTAACGCCCGACATCAAATATGAGGTGACCTTGTCGACAAACACCTTGGCATAGTTGAAGGTCAGGCGCTTCTCTCCTCGCCTTTCCCTGCCTTCCCAGTGCTGTCCATGGTAGAAATCAAGGAGCTCTTTGTAGCCCCTGATTCTGTCCAGGTCACGGTGGTTTAACTGCATAAAAATAGAACTTTCATTCATTTTTCGCCCTCTTCAATACTCGCTGTACTGTCCGCTGACTTATATTAAAGGTAAGTGCCAGTTCCCTTAGTCCTTTACCCCCGGTGGTAAATTGCTTCATAATCTCTTTGTCTCGCAACCGCTTTTCCCGGCGCTGCCTGCCTCTGGGCTCGTCATAAATACACCCGGGGAAAGGGCACTCGGAACAACAGGACTGATAGCCCAGATAGGCCGTTGCCAGCTCGCAACCCTCATCCCGATAGTGACAATACTCTGGCGGCAAATCTAGCTGGACCTGGGCCTCACCAAATTCCGAACTTTCGGTTGAATTATCTCTGGTAGATTCTTCGAATGTCTCCATGGTTATCACCTAATACCCAACCTTGCAAAGGGATAATAGTACAATTGTTCTATATTAGTCAACAGCATTTTGTCACCAAAAAAACCAAGGACATTGCCGAAGGTGCGCTTGCAGTTACAGGCTGGCCCGGTACACTACTATCGAGGTTGGTTAGGCAGAAGTGTGTATAATCGGTTAATTTACGTTCCTCTGGCACTACGGGGAATGTACCGGCTGGCGGCTTCAACCAGTAATGCCAGGCTCATCAGGAAATCATCGTGCCCTTCAGCCGGGTCAACATAGAAGTTCATGGTCTGGCTTGGCCGGTACTGACTCCTGGCTTTCTCTATCTCAAACCAGAACTCCCCGTACTCTCCAGACCCATCACCGGCATACATCTTGAGCCTGCCCGAGTTGATAGCGGACAAAAGGCTAAATCCCAGCTCCGACTTTGACTGAGCGGAAAAAGTGAATGGCGAGACCCTTGTACCCAGTGCGGCGCGAAGAAACGACGTCACCGGTTGGCCAACTCCGGTAGCATCGACCACTATCTTACGGCAGCGCCAGACGTTCTTGAGAATGTCAACCAACTGGGCATAAAGCTCGGTATGCTTTTTGCCCGTCCACCTGTAGTGCTCAACAACATGTATTTTAGGTTGTCTCTGCAAATCAACAGCAGGAAAGTCCAGCTCACCAATAGTAACTACCGTAGAGTCCTGGCGGGGCTTGACGGCTCGTAGATAGGCTCCTTCTAATTCCTCAGCTTCCCCAGCCAGGTCAATACCAGCCACGTAGACCTTAGCCGGGTCAGGCTTGTGCTTCCGCGTATGCTCCCCCTGAAGCTGGCTCCTTTGCTGCGGAGACAACAACCCGCCACCTCCATGTATAGGTAACAGACGATACTGGGTCAAGAACAGGGGGTGATTTTCCCCCAGGCGCTCCCTCTCAGCTTCAACATAAGCCAGATAGTCAGTGTTATACTTAGCCACCTCTTGCCAGTCATACCTGAAGTGGCGCCTGATGCCATCCCTTCTCTCCAGCTCAAGATTTGTCTGCTTCACTTCCTCAAGCAAAGTGGAATCATCCCAGGTGGTGCCATAGTGGACGGTGGTAACATTGGTGGTTGCCCCCATTGGCTTAAATTCTTTACTGTACTTTTCCCGGCCCACATCCTGCGACTCGTCTACTTCCAGCAGCAAATGCGCCGTGTTACCCACCACATTAGCCGACTCGTCAGCAGACAAAAATACTGCCCGGGCATTTCCCAGTCTGATGATATAGCCCAGTTCAGCTACCCAGATACCGCCAAAACCGACATCATTCAACCTGTCCTTCAGCCGCATAATAGAAATAAGTGTCTGTGGTTTAAAGGTAGGAGAACACTTAACCAGATTCAGCGGGTCAGCCATATACAGGGTCAAAAGCAGGAGCTCAAGCTGGGCTGATAGCTCATTCTTCCCACCCTGTCTGGCAATTTCCACCGAGAAGGTAAGCCCTTTCCGACCAAAAACGCTATCCAGTATAGCCAGGGCTACCTCCCGTTGATAGGGACGTAATATATTTAGTGTTGAAGTTGTTATACCCATAAGACAAATCAAAGCTGCCGGGGTAGCAGCCGCTCCCTATTTACTGATTGCGGTCCCGATGCCAATACCGAGTGGTAAGGCAACATCCTTAAGAACGTTACCTATTGCTTCCTTCAGTCCTTTCTTCTGGTCTCTGGTGATTTTATATCTGGTCCTTATCAGCCTGGCCAGAGCATCGGTAGCCTGCATAATAAGCTTAATATTCTCCGGGTCGCTGGCAAGGATAGCTTTTATCTTGACCCGCAGCAAGGCAATCTCATCATCAATTCCCTCAACGCCAGAAGCCAGCTCAAAGTCGAGCTGCTCTACCTCGTCAAGTACCTTTGAGTAAAAGTCGTGCTTCCTAGCGTTGTGGTTGCCCTTTGGCGCGCCCCTTTTTCTTTCTAGTTCTTTCGCCAT